AGGTAATCATTTTTGCGAGAAAATGTATCCAGGCAGACATTTTTGTGAAGTTGGTGGAACCTCCGTGCTGGCGAAACTCTACTGTGCGGTGACGAGCGTAGGCTTCGAGGTTTACCTTGTGGTAGCGGTTGTGGAGAAAGGCTGTCCGAAGGTCGCTGATGCTGCGTGCATTTTTGATGGAGGTTTCGGTAATTGCAGAAAGTCCCTTGCAGTAATGGTTGTTGCGTCTGCTGTGAGGCATGAAGTTGTCGATAACACCCTCAAGGCGTTTGTAGGTTAGTATGAGGTTTTTCCAAGTTGTGAGGTCGAATTCTGCTGCGTCCATGTGGACGTGAAGTCCGCAAGAGTCGTTAACCTTAGCGTTGCAAAGGTCGAGGACCCAGCAGACCTTCTCAAGTTCCTCAAGTCCCTGTTCTCCGTGTAGGATTGGGCTTACGAGTTCGAATGTGTTGTTTCCTGAAAGGCTGCTGTCTGTAACCAGTTTCCAATGGTCGGTGTGGTCGGTGTGGTTGTAGCCTTCTACCTGTACGTTTATTCCTGCTGCGGTAAGCTCGCGTGCCAGGCGTTCGCGTGTGCAGTTGTAGGCTTCTATTTCTATGCCGAAATTGCGGTTGAAGGTGTAGTCGATTGCTGGGGCGATGGTTGCTGCTGTTTGTGCTGCTGTGTTGGTTAAGCCCTGCATCATTCGCTTGTAGACGTTCTGCACGAATCCGTAGTTTCCGTTTGCTACAAGGTCTGCAACCTGTCGGCGTGTTAGTCCAAGGGTGAGAAGTTTCTGTATCTTGGAAGTTTTTGTTCCGTTTTCGTTTAGAATGTTTTGTATTTGCTCGTTCATTTTCTTTGTTTTTATTTGTTCTTTATTGTACTGCTAAGGTAACACTATAATAAGGAACACGCAAGTACTACAGCCTTTATAACCAGTGGTTTAGCTTTGTTTATCTTGTGCTAAAGCGTGATAAAAAGAGCCACCACGATTTACGTGATGGCTCAGCGAAACAACCTAAAAACTAAAGAAACGTGAGAAGAAGATTTACTTTGTGAATTGGTAGAATTTTCCGTATGTTAGCCGGGTGTGTGGGTTGCGTGATATGATGTCCATTTTTACTTGCTTGCAGCCATAGCGAAAGAAGAGGAAGCGTTTGGGCACTCGGTGGACCATTATATCAAGCGTATCGGTGGCTGTTATTGTGCCTTGGAATAGTGAGTCGGACACGCATCCTGTTATGGTTAGCCATGGGTCGGTCCAGTTGAAGCATTTTAGCGTGTCGGGTATGTATTGTGTTATTGTGTCGTGAAATGCTTGTAGTGTGGCTATTGGTTGTTTTATGATGGGTGCTACTATGTTTGCCGACATGGTTGTTCCGGCTGATGATGCTATGGATATTCTACTTGCTTTTATGCCTACTTGTTTTGCTACTTTTGCGAGGGTGTCGCCACTTTGTTTGAATTCGGTTGCTGTGAGTGTTACTGCTGGGGCTGATAGGTGGCTGTTGCCTGTTGCTGTTTGTGTTATTTCTACTTTGCCGTTGTGTAGCATTATGTTTTGGTTTTCTTCGAGGCGGTCGCGGTCGGCTTTCATCTTGTTGTATAGATGAACGGATACTGATAGGCTGCCTACGAGTGCTACTATTATGCCTATGAGGATATAGGTGAGTGGTATTTTTTGTATCATAGTTTTTTATTTTTTTACGTATTCTCCGTTGTCGTTGAAGTCTTTCAGCCGTTTGATAAATGAAGTGGGTAGGATGGGGTATATTGCTTGCATGTTTTCGATGCATGAGAAGCATTCTCTTACGAGCATGAATACGCAGAGGTAGGTGCTTATCCATTGTGTTGCTCCTACTATGGAGCCTTGCACGGTGGTGTTTGCTAACACGTTGGATAGTATTAGTAGGCAGATGTATATGCCTATCTTTTTGCCGAACTTGGAGAAGAAGCTTCCGCTTGATGCGTCTTTGTGCAGCAGGTGTTTCCATACTCCGAGTACGGTGTCGAGGGTTACGGCTATTGCTATCCATTTTGCAAAATCCCAGTCTTGATAGAAGTACCGGGAGATGTCTGCCACGATGGACAGGGGCAGGGAGACGATTGATATCATTGGTATTCTTTTCATTATGTGAGCGTTTTTGATTTCTGAATGCAAAATTACTTTATTCGGTGTTTTTTGCAAAGGACTTATATTGCTGGTGTATTTGTAGGGTGTCGGGGGCTACGCACGATAGCATTAGTGTCCAGCCAACGGAGTGTAGTTCTGTGGCTACGAAGGGTACGTATTCGGCTCGGGCGAGTTCGCCTCGCGATAGCCATTCAATATCTCCCCTGTCGGCATCGGCGAGCATGGCTGCGTGTACTTTTGATAGTAAGGATAGTGTTTTGTCGGAGGCGAGCATGTGTTCGGCTGCGTCGCTTCGGTTGGGCATTTTGAAGGCTACGGTTACGGCTAAGCGTTGGGTTAGTTCGTAGGTGTTGTGGTTGTTGGCTGTCATTGACATTTCGCCATAGTCTACGAAGAGGAACGAGCCTATGCATTTGTCGATGCGTGCTTGTAGTTCTTCGAACGATTGCCCGTACACATAGTTATCTATTTCGGGTACGCGCGACGTTTGGGGAAGTTGGCTTAGTTCTGCCACGAGTGTATTGTAGCTTTCGAAGTGGCTTTTGCCGTTGGTAAACATGGCGAGTATGCCGTTTCGCGATGGGTATTGTGCGAAGTATAGGAATTGTTCTTTTATCATTGTTGGTTTGCTTTAGGGGTTTGATGTTTTTATATCTATGGATCTACACTTGTATATCCATAGATCTACGAGTGTAGATCCATAGATAGAGGAGTGGGGCTTAGCTGTCTACTATTTCGTTAATGATGCTGACGGGTAGTCCTACCTCGTTGCTTATCTTCACTTTATCCCAGCCGAAGCCTTTCATATCGCGTACGGCATCGATGGTTTTCTTGCGCAGCACCTTCAGATATGTTAGTAGGTTCATTTGTTCTATCTGTCGCGAATCGCCAAGTCCGTCTTTCGATAGGTCGTAGAGTGCGTCTGATGCGTCGGTGGTGATTGGGTGTTCGGGCTTGAGCTTGAATTTGGTGAGTAAGGAAAATGCTGTTTTGCTGAACAGGTAGCTATTGAAGGCTTGGAAGTTGAACGATATGGCGGTGAGTGTTTCGAGCGGTAATACTTCGAATTCTTTTGCCAGTGCGTGTGCGTGTTCGGAGCTGTATTCCTTTTCGGGGTAGTAGAGTATGGCTGCTATTAGTGGTAGCGACTTTTCGCCTTGTTCTATTAGCGAGCGTGCTTCGATGTATTGTAGTGCTGTGAGCGAGCATGTAAGTGTGCCATAGTCTTTTTGTATTTTGTAGGCGTGGTAGGTGCGGTTGTTTATGCTTACGGTGGGTATGAGCTGGGCACAGAAACAGAGGTCTACAACGTATTGATACTCTAAACGTCGCAGCACACGAGCAATGGGAATGTTCAATCGGAATGGGTCTACCCTACGGCAAAGCTCGTAAATTTCCTTGCTCACATTCTCCAGCACCTCGTTGTTATCGGGATACTGAATAAGGAACAGAAAGGTGAGCTGTTCGGATATAGCTATAAGGTTTGCCACTTGTTCTTCGGTGCGAAAACGTCGCTTCTGCCATTTCATTATTCTGCACAGATGGTTGATGCGCACTTCGCCTGCCGACAGCTTTCCTGCTGCCATTGCCAACAAGTCGCTGGTCAGACTAACGAACTGCTGTTCGGTCATGCTTTCCCAGTTGTTGGGTATGCGATGTATTTCGCCTTTGCATACGAGTTCTATATCTCTCATGGCAGCATTATTATTTTATCATCGGGGTTGTTATACGCTGAATAAGAACTGACGTCGGCAGTAGTATCGGTTGAAAGCAACGTGTCTACATTGAGCAGGAGCTGCTCTGCCTCTCGGTCGAGTCGGTCGGCTAACGATAGTGCTGCAACGAGTTCGTCTTTGCCTGAACGCGATGCATGGCTTTCGTCGAAGAGGTTGCGTATGGTAGGAGGGAACTCCAGTATATCGAAACGACGCAACGATTTGGCAATGGTCTTCTTTGCAAGGGCAAGGTATAATGGCTGCTCTATACGCGAGGCGTTCTCTTCGGTTATTTTATCGAAGTAAACAGCCAGTTGCTCGTCTAAAGTTTCCTTCTGCAGAGGAACAAGTCTGAAGAAGAAGAAGTACGACAGGTCTATTGGGAAAATAGTGTCGAACACTTCTGCTGAACGTATCCTGCACTTCTGCAAAGTGTTGTTGTAAGGCGTATCCTTCCATAGCCGTGCTGGTTCGCCTTCAGCATTGGTGGAGAGTAATGCTATCAGCGTGTCAATAGCATTGTAGTAATTCTCCATATACGAACGACGCATCGCTTCTATTTCGTACTTGTAAACATCAACATCGTTTTTGCGTCTGGCAATGCTATCGAACACCAGCTGCTGCGCCATTGTGAAGTTGGCGATAGCTGTTCGCAAAGCCTCTTTAAGCTCAGTGTCCTCCTGCAAGTATAGAATAGCCTTGAACACTGAAGCAGTCAGAATGGTTTCCACACGCTTGCGAGCCGATTCGCCTGAAGGCTGCAAATCCTGCAAGTCGATATTTGTTTCTACGCCTGGTGCATAACTGCTGAAGGTGGCGAGATTGCCGAATAGTTCTTGAAGTATTTTCATGCTTGTTGGTTGTTTAATCGGTCCTTAGGTGAAATGTCTTCCTGTCGCTGGGGAACTTCGCGATAGAAGCCAATACGATAACCCTGCTTATAAAGGTTAGGGAAATTCAGCTTCAGAGCAATATTGAAAGGCTCGGCACAAATTTCGTCTTCAGGTGTGAGCGACATTATATAAATGAGATAGTTGTAGTAAGAATCAGAACCCGACTTGCTTATTACGCCGTCCTTGCTCACTGCAGAGATGGAAGCATCAAGCCCTACTGAAGACAACAACGCTTCCTCCGTGCGCTTATCGTAGGCAATAAGCGAATCAATATATTCCTTATATTTAAGGTCTATCGTTTCAATCTTCCACTGCTGCTCGTGTCCAGAAGCGTCCATAAACGATATGGAAGAATAAGCCTTGCCTTGGTTCTCGGCACCACTAAGATAGTCGCCAATCTTTCGCAGCTCCAATCGCATGTATTCAACCAGCAACGATTCACGATACTCCGTGCCTATTTCAATGCCATTGTATTTTACCAGGTCCTTATCTTTTGATTTGCGTAATTTGTTCTCTTCACAAAGTTTGGTGAGCTGCGAACGCTTGCTAACCACCCATGCGTTAGGTATAACGATGTGTATCTTGGCAGCCAACGAGTTACGCAAGAACGAATTGATATAAGTAGCCGTACTGTTGCTACCCAATATATATGGACGTGCGCCCTGATGGGTTTCGTTTACGCCATAGAACTCGTCCACCGATTTCTCACGATGGTGCGATACGGCTGCATATAGGTAGTTGTCTACTTCTGACAATGCGAACTTAGGATAAATCTTATAGTTACCCAGCCCGTAAGACCAACGACCCACAGCTATATGGCGAAAGTCGCTGTAGTTTATCTGTTCGTAGGCAATATCCTGACGAGTGGTAGCAAGACGGCAGTGCTTGTTCTCTAAAGGCTCTATACCAGCAACAGGCATCATACCTAACCGTTTGCCACGTGCAAAGCGGAACTTGCAGAAGAAGTCTCCGAAGTAATAGAAGTTCTTTATATTCGTCTTGGCAAACTCCTGTGCAGTACTCTCCATACCACGCTCCTGCCAAGAGTTCAGCCATTCGTCCCATTCAGGCAGTGCAGTGTACTCACGCTTCATCTTGCCACCTTCCACAGTCTGCATGTAGGCACATGGACCATTACCATACAGCATCTTAATCTCCTTACTATATAAGCGAGGCAACAAGCGGTTCTGTTTAATCTCTGTCGTTACTTCGTCGCAGAGATTGTTTTTCACACCACGCATACACACCTGATAACCATTAACACTAAGCCACTGGTGTTCGTGAAGATACGACCTATTCTCCTGTGGCATAAGCATACCAGCAGTGTTGAATAGCTGTTGTCCCTCTCCAATCTGAAAGGAAAGCACATTGCCATCTGCAATATAATTACCAGCATTGCCGTATAACTCTATTCTATCGTTCATAACCAATTTATCTTGTGAAGTTTATATCCATCGTTAGGAAAACCCATGTATCTAATAAGAATACGATAACACATCTTAGGATTGCCGTCTTCATCCTCGAAAAGGAAATAATTCTCTGCATCAACCGAAAATCTATCCTGTGGTAGCTGTGTTCTATACTTGCAGTGCTTCTTCACCGTCAAAGTGTCTCCAGCCATACCCTGCGACCTCGAATAAGGAAAGAAGCAGAGCGTGAAGTCCCCTTCAGGTAGCTTGCTTATCTCCCTTGCCCACTGCATCGCATTGATGCCGTCTATTTCGATAG